ATACATTCCTCACCGAGATAATCCCAATCGGAATCACTACGATGCGTACCGTAGAACCGAGAGCCTACGAGATAGAACATAGTTACCATTCATACGACGGAGGATTACCATAGCCCGGGTTGTTAAGACCCCAATTGCCACCGCCGCCACCTGGGTCATTCGGAACGCCAATGTACGGATTATCACCCATGCCACCGGGAGGATTACCATAACCAGGATTATACGCTCCACCTAAACCGCCGGAAGAGCCATAATCATTGATGCCACCACCGGAACCATAACCCGGATTTGCTCCTGCTAAATCCTGTCTAGTTGGTGTACCACCGCCACCAAACATATTACCTAATCCGCTCGCGAGTCCACTTGCTGTGCCTAACCAATTATTACCACCCGCAGCGTTATTAGCAACATCAGTCTGCAATAGACCTCGATTATTTGCAGCCCACGAATTACCAAGGTCCATACCGAATCGGTCTCTATCAAGATTCTCATCCATACCGAGTAACATACGCTGCTGATTGGTTGCGTACTGCTGACCCTGCTGCTGCTGTTCACCAATCCAACGCTCATTACCCGCTACGAATTGTGCATAGAAACGAGAGTTTGCTTCATCTGCTGCACGTGACGCAGTAGCATTACTCTGCGCTCGTGCAGCTTCTAATGCTTTCTGAGCCGCAATCTCAGTTAAACCTTTTGCACCAGCGAGCTGACCTTCCTGTCTAAGCTGCTGCGCTTTAGCTTCAGCCGCACTCGCTGCACTCTGCGCTGCAATTCGATTCTTTCCGATTGCGTCCGCAAGGTTTGTTTCTAATGTTCCAGCGCCCTGCTTCGAACGAATAAACGCATCGTTAATCGAATTCTGCATGTCAGTATTGAGCTGACCTGCAAGCTGCGTAGCGTTTATCTTGTTACCAGCAATATCCTTTTCAAGATTCGCCTGACGCTCTGCAACGTTAGACAATCCCTGAATTCTATTCGCACCAACACCTAACTCAAGAACATTGCCAGCCTGCGTACCAGCGGCACGATTCAAACCATACTGTGCTTGAATATCCTTTTCAGTACTAGCTAAACCTTCGATGCCCCATTTTCTACCAGTACGAACCTGCGAGCCTAAATCAACTTCAGCATCTCGACGTGCAGTAGCTAAATCCTGCATGCCACGACGATTCGCTTGACCAGCCGCGGCTAAGAATCCACCACCGCCCCCACCGCCCTGAATGTTTCGAAGCCTATTCGCTTCATCCATCTGCGTTTTATACGCAGCAGGAATACCGCTAGTAGAACGGTCACGGAAATCTGCACGTTCGGCATCAGACCATCCGCCCGTTTTAGCAAACTCATCAAATCCTGTCCCACGCCATCGCTGTAAATCTTCAGCAGAGATTCCACCACCCATCATGAAATCTTGCGTACCGCGAAGCTGCTTTAATCTATCAGCATCGACGCCGCCGGTCTGACTCCAGGTTCTTAAATTGTCAATGTCTGCATTGATTCGCGCAAGTCTATCTGGGTCATATCCACCCGTCCGACCCATCTCAGTAAGCTGGTCAATTTGGCCTTGAATCGCAGCCTGCGCCTTTGGGTCAAATTGAAAATCTTTGAGCTTCTGAATTGTTTCGTTGACGGAATCCTTCATTGCCGGGTCAATCGCACCCGTCTGAGCCATCTTCTCAAGGTCAGTAATCTGGGTGCGCATCTTATCCATCTCGATGCCGCCCGTTTTCCTAAACTCTTCATACGTTTCAGATGGCTTTGCGTATGGGTCTACAGGTGCAGCGGCTGGAGTTTGCGTACCACCGCCACCTGAATCAGAACCTCCGCCACCGCCAGAACCTGAAGAACCCGCATTCGGGTCATTCGCACTTCCGCCCTGTACGGCTCCATACAATCCGCGAATGTTTCCAACAACAGTTGGGTCCAATCCGCCAGATGTGCCGGACATTCCCTCTAACGTACCCGTTAATGCGGCCCTATCGCGCTTGGATTGTTCATCCCTTTCTCTACGCTTTGCATCCATCTCAGACGTTAACGCACCAAACTGCGTATTAACACGCGTCTGCTCCGTGTTAACTTCTGACTTTGTTTCTTTCTTATCCGCTTTAGCCATAGTCAAATCCTCAGGACTAAGGAAGTACCTCTGGGCAATTCGTGCCCATAACGCTTTTGCAGGTATCTAAGGAATTCAGGTTCCTTTACCCACGCGTGAATCTCTGATAATCCCAAGCCCTTTGAATCGAGTATGGCTTGACGCATCATTAAGTCGGTGGCCATTATCCTATCGAGCCGCGATATCGTTGGGTCCAATAACATGATAGACTCAACAATAGGATGTAGATGACCAGCGCCCAACATAACGCCATTACGGCGAACCACAATAGTACCGAAATCCAACCTTGGTTCCTGCCATTCGAAGTCTCTCTTTTCGTAAATCCCCTTCATCTCAGGAATGTCGCTCGGTTGAATCCTGGCGGTACTGAGTTCTGTATCGGGAAGTTCCTTCCCATTTATTCGCATCACGAACTCAAATCAGATGGAAAGCTCTCAGAATGACGAGCAATACAATGACGAGAATCAGAAGCACGAGGGCTCTTTCAACAGTCATTTCCATCTCCTTAGCTCGGTGTATCGATACCAGCTAACGAATTCCACAACGTCACAATCTGCGACTGCAAATCAATGTCCGCTGCGGTACATATTGAGGTTTTCGTTGCTTCATCGTAGGTTGTGCTCGCCACGATGTTCACTCCCATAACTACCTGCGGTCCCGCTTGAGCCGCAGCAAATGAAGGGCTTTGAACAACCCTCTGAGCATACTCTGCACGCTTAGAATGATATGCTATCGTACCTGCTTCGCTAAGGATAGTCCCAGCTACGAAACATAACATAGCCTGCACGCGCTCCATGAATCCACCCGGACCGGTATCACGCGTTAAAGCCATTTGCTGTACTGATGTTTCTGCCATTTTAATTTTCCAATCTAAGGCTCTAACGCCTTGACCTTAGCGTGCAGTACCCGAACTGCCTGCCACAACATCGGAATCATTCGGTCCGAGTACATACCGAGTGACTCAGGATTTTCATCATTCACAACTTTCGTGCCTAATCTGCCATCAAGTTTTTCCATCACATCTTGTGCAGAGAACATAGGAAATTTACGACCCGCTTCGTCGAGGTTAAGCGATGCAATGATAGGTTCAATAGAGTCAACAATATCTAGCGCATCTGGAATAGGACCATCAACCGATTTCGCACGAATATCTGATTGGTTAATTGTTCCGTAATATGCATAAACTGAAAGCCATCTAGCTGTTGGATGTCCAGAATTAACGACTGCATCAACTTCAGGAGAAACATACGCTGCGTCAATAATCAATGCAAGTGTGCCGCCAACTATAAAATCAACGCGCGGCCTATCAGACCATGCACGCATCACTGAACGGCCAGCGCTATCATTAAATCTAGCACCATATTCTACAGTTGGATTTCCTGGATTATAATACGCACCAGAATCAGCCCTATTTGAAAATCTAAACGATGGCGTAATGGCACTCCCATTAGGCGCTGAAACTCCAGCAACGGGAAATAGTGTACCACCTGAATCTAATGCGCATAGATTAACAGTACCGGCAAGATTGTAAAAATTATAGTAATCACCACAAAATAAAACGCCTGCACCGTTCTTAATTATTCTTAGCCCGGTGCCCGGAATTCCACCAACTGAAAGCTGAGGAGCCATTACAACACAGTCAGCTGAGGTGACATACATGAAATGTGAGGCGCCACCTACGGCAGAGAAATAGATACTAGAACCATAAAGTTGTGAGTGTGCACCAAAATATGCATTCAGTATGCCTGTTGAGCCATACACATTTCCAGTAAGAGTTTGAAGATGATTGCCCGCGAGCTTACCAGTAGCATCTATACTAGCATATAAAGTATTAGCGGCAGACCGAAATTGATGGGCATTGGCGTCGTGAAACATAGTACCGTCAGCAACGAATAAGGCACCATTATGAACACCAGCGGCCTGCATGAAAAGGCCCTTGCCCGAAGCCGATGTTCCATTAAAAAGAATGTAGGAAGTCGTAGACGCACCACTGCCTACAGTTACTTGAGAATTAAACCTCCACTGCCCGGTTGTATCAACACCACCAACATTTATACCACTACGGCCAGCACTGAGTAATGGTGTGCTAGTACCCCATGCATCATCATAGAATCGAATCGAAAACGATTCAGCTGTCGCAAAAATGATGGTATTTCTTGAACCAGATACACCATCTGAATCATTGAACCAAACGGCTGGTGAATTGCTTGATACAAGTATAGAATTAACATTTGGTTGTGCAGCGAATGTCCACACAGCACTTATAATTTCGTTTGCGTTAATGTGTGCGATGTTTGCGATGTTATCAATCGAGGTTTCGATAAGTTTACCAGTAGAATTTGTGATTGGTATAATACCGGAGCCAGCAGAGATAATACCAGCAAAGTATACATTACCTGCTGAGCGTAAATCAGAAAGCCCTGTAATCGTTCCGCCAGTAATGGTAACAGCGTTTGAATTCTGCAACGCCATCGAACCAAGGCCGAAGTTCGACAGGAATCCATTGATATCGGTCGCGCCCGTACCACCGCCTTGAATCGACACGACCATCGTTATCCATGCGGTGCCATTCCACGCTTCAAACTTATTGAGTGAAGTATTCCAACGCTTCGCTCCAACTGGCGGGTTAATGGGCGATTCCGCCATCGTATATGAATCAACGTCACGCAACTTGAGCTGGTCAAGTACGTCAATCTTCAGGTCCGATAACTGCGGAATCGCCCAATTCGCCATTAGAAGTTACCTCAATCGTCCGATTACAAACTGTGCAGTATAACCCGGCTGTCCGCCCTGTGAACGCACGAAATTCAAATGTGCTTCTTGCGACAAATCATACTGCTGTTCTTCACTGACATTACCGGCAAAGTCAATGAAGGACATGAAACAAGCTCTTTTACACCGAGCCCGTAAGTTACCTTCGTCACCGTAGAACACACCAAAGAATCGACCGTCTCCGTTAATTCGATGGTCAAATCGTAAGGTATCTTCCGCAGTCGGTTCAAAGATTCTATCTGGTTGAGTAGTCCCAAAGTGAATCGCCGTGGGCCACGCCATGATATCCTGTGGCATCCACTGCGCAACTTTGGGAACCTCATAGAATCCGGGCCAACGGGTAATATCCCCATCCGATTTCACACCGTCGCCGCAGAAGTAATTGAATGCCTGATTACTGTTCAAAGACTGAACAGCACCGGCAATCATGTGATTACAATCGACGTCGCGGCCCTCGTAGCAATGGTTTGGCTTTACTGAAACTTGGTCGCCCGGTCCAGTCCACTCATCTTGGATTCCAAACTTCTTGGGTGGATGACCTTCCCATTGCACACTAAAGATGTGGCGAATCCGGTCGTGGTCCTCACCACCACGATACCCATGAATAGCAAAGAAGTCTCCGCCACACCATTCAGCAATATCGTTTTCATGTTCACTAGGCGGTGCGGTTGTGGTGCAAATAATGGTCGAGCAACATTCCTTGAATCTCTGTAAAGCATGCTCAATCTCTTGCTTGTTATCCGCACCCGTCTGCCACGCTTCGTTTCCACCGAATACGTACGCCGCAGTGCAATGTTCCCGCTGCGCTAAGTGACGCCCTAATTCCTCAAAGAATGAACCGTGGTCCTCATTCGGCCAAAGCTCATAATCACCGAGGTTATAACCACCCTTCATTCCGTAGGTGTCTAATACATCCCCAAGCTTACCCAATTGACCCCAGAAATCTTCGGTGTATCCGGGTCCGCATTCTCTACCGGACCAATAATCACCAAGTGTTCCCAGGTTCATCCAGAAATGAATGTACGAATAACCCGCATCCCGTGCCTGCTGAATAATACGTTCAGAGTGCGATGGGTCACGGACGAATTTGGAAAACAAATCACCAACGTGAAGCCCAATCGGAAGGATACGTGCGCCAGAGTCATCAGTAAAGCCATTTGAATCGATTCGTAACTGGCCTTGAATAACTGACTTACCCGGAACAACACCACTCTTAAAGGGTGGGTCACACGTAAACGTTTCGTATCCGCCCGGTGTCTCAGAAGGCTTATCCTCAAACATTGGCTGGTCTAGAACGACACGACCATCGTTCCATACCTTAATGAAATAGCCCGGTCGGCACAAGGATTCAAATGAGATTTTCTTCCCATTTTCTTGGACAACGAGCTTGAACTTTTCCCACGGGCCTAAGTCCTCACGGTTGAATGCTACGTATCCAGCCTTACCTTCATCTTCACAACATGCGAAGAATCCATGAGTAGACTTGATTCCATAGAATTCTGGTTCGTCAGACTTTTCAATCGTAAATGTTTCCCATGCACCGGCACTATCCCTATTCGCCGTCATTAAACCAGCGGGCCGCCCATCAATAGTTCCTTGTTTGGCCCCGCCGTCCTCGGCACATACGAATTTGCCGTGGTCACTTTTCAGTGTGTACATTCTCCAACTCCTTCTTGAGTTGAGCTACTTCCGCGGTTAACTCCGCGATACGCTTTTCCTTGATGATTGAATCAATCACCATGGAACCGACAACACCTTTGATATCATCAATGGTGAGTTGAGTCTGAACCGGCTCGTTCATTGCATTCATCAGAGTTTGCCTCTGGCCTTCCATGAAACGGTTCCACTCGCACGTGCGCCCGAGGTACTGAACAGAAGAATCCTGAAGCTCACGGGATTCGGAATGTCTACGAAGTCGTAGATTGCATTCTGCTCAACTGTACCCTGCGACGTTACGGTAATGGAATCCACGTCCTTAAACGGTTTGTTGAAGAAGACTTCAGTTCCACCTACGTCTGCTGCGTTAACGTTAACCTTTCCACCGTCTACGGTATGTTTGATGTCTAACCTTAATTGCAGGTTATACATCTGGTAGAGTGCTTCAGCCATTAGATAATCCAATCATACTCAAACTGGAGGGAAAGTCCTCGTGCAGACGATACTCTCGATAGGACGATTTCAAGCATCCCGTCTACAGGAAGAACATTCCCTCCAGATGCTAATGCTCGGAATGGCGTGGTTCCCGGAATCAAATTGGTTAATCCAGGAATTGGTGAGCCATTGATTCTAAGACTCATTGTGACTGAGCCAAAGTCAAGCGAATGCACAATGCCACTGAACGAACGAGCAACTTTTGCTTTGCTAACGATACGCATGATGCCCGTTGATGGCGTGCGTTCCCAAACTAACATCTCCGGTGTGAGCAACTTGGCGATAGTTTGCAAGTCCAACGAGCCACCGGGGGAAATAACAATGACGCCCATTACGCGTTGTTATAGTATGAGATGTTCAACACGGCAGGCGTCGCACCGGATTGAATGTGACGCAGCTTTGCGATATCATTCGCATCTACCTTGAACACCGCGCCAAGTGCAAACAAATGTCCAAGCTTCGTACCATCGTTTGGATTCGTGCCGTGCAACGTAACGCGAACGGGTGCGACTTCAACAGTTACTAAAGCTTCTACAACATTCTTACCACCATAGATGCCCGAGTCTAAAGTTCCCGCTGTCGCACTAACTGTAATTGTTTGATGCCCAAAGCACTTTAATGCCATGTTATCTCCTAGTTCAAAGCGAGGAACTCAAACCGAACCTTCACGTATCGAAACTGTGGCAGGAAAAGCGATTTCGTTTCGACAGGTGCGGTGTATGCAATTCCGTCTAACGAAGTTGAGAGAAAACACTTCACCTGCGTAAATGGAACAATCTCGTGATACGCCCACGATACGTTGCAGATGATGCCTTCTAGTATCGTACCGAAATCTGCCACGCGTTCATAGCTTCCTACTCCCGGTGAGGTAGGCTGCAACCAATACGGCAAGCCATCGTTAATCTCATCCTGCATCGTGGCGTAACCGTTATCAGCATACTGTTGCCACGTCTCGTTCAGATTTAACGAGGCAAAAATTGAAGGTAACGTCGCATCGCGGTATACGTTAACTTTCGTACCCGTGAAGTCGTCGGTATAGATATCGTATAGTACGTAGTCTGCCGGCTGAGAGACTAATAAATCTAAGGTCGCGTCGTTTGAAACGTTACCAAAGATGTCAACCGCTCGGACTGAATACGTATACGTTCCACCCGTATCTTCAAATAGCGTGATGAACGTGCCCTGCTGCTCACCAACCTGCGTACCGTTCTTCGATACGATATAGTATTCAATTTGAAATGCTGAAGTAGGATTCGTCCACTGCAACATCACGAAATTGTCAACAACGTATCCATCGAGGTCAACTTCGCCTAACGGCGGTATCGTAACTAACAGCGGTGTTGCTGACTCAGAGGGCGTACCATCTAATCCGAAGGCGCGAATCCAATACATATGGTCGCCAACGGCTTGACCTTCTAAGATTGCTGACAACGTTGTCGTAACAATCTGTCGTGAGCCCGTTTCCCAATCGACACCTTTACGAATCTCAAAACTAAACGCATCAGCTGAAGGACGTTCCCACTCGAATCTAATGCCTAATGGCACTAAACGATACGTGAAGATTTCAACGTTGGGAACTGTTATTTCCTCAACGATGTCTTCAATTTCAGGTCGTTCCTCAGGTTCGAATAGCTCTAATGAGACAACCTGAAACCGCTTAACGAATTCTCTTAAGAGGTCCTTGAGAACAGGGTCTTCGAGTTGAACGGACTGAATAAGCTCAAAGAGTTGACTCTCATTAAGTTGTGTCACTGGGACGCTCCAGCCACATCTCGGATGCGAATAGAGTTAACTCCAACAAGTTGAGCCAATCACCCGCATTCTCAAGTTCTAGTCTAACAACGCATTTCTCGTTACGCAGATTGCAAAGACGATTGTGGTACTTTCCGGGTGTCTCTGATAACGTAAGACTCCGAAGCATTGTTGGGGTCGCTTCGTCAATACCTTTGAGGGATAGAAGTAAATCCCCTTGTCCAATCGCACGCACCCTAACAGCAGTAAAATGAGTAACAGAGCCGTAATTAGCAACGCTCTGAGCGGCGTATTCGGCAATGGTATTGATGGCATTGTCGCCGTCATTCATATCATCGTACTTGTAAGCTAAGTCTAACTTCCAGATGATACTATTTCCTGCGACGAGTACATTAACACCTTGTTCCGAGTCAACATCGATGCCAATTGCTGTAACGGGCCAAGGGAAGGACCAATGCGACCAACGAATGTTTGCGTAGCCTAAACCGTTTTTGTAGTCTGCAACTAAGATATGACCATCAGCAAGCAATGCGTAAATTCTAGAACCAACAACATCGTTAATCAACTGAATTTCATCGAATGAACCTTGGTCCTGCGCCTGCCACATCCTATCGATTTTCCAAGAGAATTCAGGCTGGGAATAAATGCCATTGAACGTGAACATTCCCGTGCGCGCCGCGATAACGTATGCATCCGTGTTCGGACCAGCAGTATCAAGTACAGTCGCCGCGCTAAAGCATTCGGTGCCGATGCCTTCGTCAATCGAAATGACACGCCAGAAGATAGCCATGTCAGGATTGACTAAATCTCGCGAGGTTGAAAAGGTGCGCTGAGACTTGAGGATATATAAAGAGTCTCTAAACTGCACACAATTCTTTACCCCACCCGCTTCATTCGGCGCTACGGTAACGTATCCACCGACCGCATCGAATCCTTCAGGGTCGCCCTGCTTTGAAATTCTGACGACACTTGGCTCCTTAAATTCGCCCCATACAATCAGAGAATCCTGATAAACACCGATGCCCACGCCTGCGGGGATAACATTAAGTTGGTCGAACAGGTAGTCTGCTTCGAGCACCAAATCAGCATCGTAAAAATCCACTGTAACAGTAGTAGCAGTGTTATTCGTGATGCGACCTGAAGGAACAAAGTAGAAGATATAGCCATCTTGACCTAAGTTATAATCTGCGATACGCCGAGTAGCCAATATCCTACGCGCAACAGTACCAGTAGGACCAATAGGAATGCCAGAAATATCAACAGCATGCGAGCCATCTGCAAGCACGCTACCATAAATAGCTGGTCCCGGCTTCGTAATGTATCCAGATTCCGTCTCAAACGAGACAGCAAATAAGTGCGTGCCTTGTTCAACATGGCCAGATAACGCTGAATTGACGCACGTTATTGAACCAGCAGGCGCACTACCTCCTGCTTGCCTACAAATTGTTCCATCGTATACGTAAACCGATTCGTTCTCGATGCCTTTGTTTCTATCGTGCGGTGTGATGTAGATTCGATTGTAGTATTGTGCGGCGCTAAAATCAACCATCGATGCGATATTGAGAATCGGTACGGCTAAATCGGTTGAATCATACAGTTGCCCCGAATCATTCAATATAAGTAAACGGGCCACTTCATCTAATCTCTTGTACGAGCAGAATCTCCGCACTCCACCGATAACCTGATGCAGTTTGATGCTGCCCGAACGGGTACGATAACCACGCTCCGTGTACGCAATATTCTCCGCAACTGACAAATGGTCAACAGGAACGGAATCCTTTAGCTCAGACCTATCGAACAGGCCCTGAGTTTCGGCAATAACGATTGGAGCGTGGTCTCGATTCATCTAAGCTTACCTAGAGATGACGGTGAATCCAATGCTCGATGCAGCTGGGCTATTACCCGCCGCTAATTCTGTTGGTGTACCTGTAACGTTACTCCAGATACGAACCTTCTTAGAAACATCATCGTATCCTGCCGTCAAGCCTGAGGTTGACCCAAACACAATCGAATCAATCGTATTATGTCCTGCGAGCACAGCTAACAATCCGGCGCTTGATTCACCACCAGCAGTATACGCACCGCTGTAATTCATACGCCCGGTGGTGAACAAACCTACGCCGGGCACCTTCTTCTGATTCAATACGGTAACAGTGATGACCATCCTACCCTCCCCTTCGTTTGATAACCTCTGCGTCTTACAGAGGTGTCCTGCTGTAGCTTGACACGAATCGCTAAGAAACGATTCATCTCAAACTCCGCTTTCGTTTCCAATCTATCAGAACGGGCTCGATTCTGTCCAATATCGTCCGCTGCCTCCGCTGCTGTCTTGAGTGCGAGATATCGTTTAGCGCCTGTGATAGGTAAGTCTGTACTCGCTGAGGTAATTTGTGGCAAGCCTTTGAGATAGCGAAGTAAAATCTCGCGGTCTTGATTCGCACCGACGAATTTGATGCCTTCTCCATCCCACTCCCACACTCCTAACGTCGGTAGCATGGTGTTGTCAATGATTCCATGCACTTCACCCATATCGCTCCACTGCATAGAACCGGGAGTACGTTCATATACAGCTTTGGGCTCAAGAAAATTAAGTGGTAACGTAGGGTTTGGGGGGACAGCGGCAGTAGATAGAAAAATAACACCAGCAGGCAATAGGATTGCGCTTGACGTTTCCGTCATAATCGGCAATCCATTCGCCTGCATGGTGCTTTGTAATTCTTCCCATGCTGATGTCAGAAAGGGAAGGAGCACATCGTTGGTGAATAAATCTCCACCTGCATCGTTCAGGTGAACACGCGCTCTATCCATCACTTCTGATGCTAACATGAGTTTATCCCTTACTTGGCGAATGCCAACTTCTCGTAACGTTCCTTATCGAGAATACACTGGCACGTCGGACAAACAACCGGGGTAGGACGCATCAGAACACTTGAACACGCTGGGCATCTATCGTTTCCCATATCAACGGTAGCGTGTACCCATTCACGTTCAAGGTTTAAATGTCGTGCGGCTAGGCGTTGGACGTCCGCAATAACATTATGCTGATGGAACATCTGCCAATCGGAATCTGCCCGACGTACCAATCTCTGAAACCAACGAATCTGATTCTGAATGTTCTGAGCGAGCAGAGCGCCATGCGTCTTCTTGATATCATCGCGGCTCTGCTTGTTGTATACCCAGAACAATCCAGGAAATGAGTTCGTTGGTGCGTCAATCTCAATTTGTGCAATGATGAAGTCGTTGACAATTGCGTCAGCGAAAACAGATACGGGCTCAGGAATAAGTCTTGAGCCGCGCTCATTGTCTAGGTATAGCGCGTACGAGTTATCCTTGATGTGCAAGGTAACAAAATCATTCAACGGTGCTGCTGGAATCGTTACGTGTGGTTCCGTCAGACCCGGCTTGAATTCCCGAATTTCCCTCGGGACTAGGGACACTAATGTCGCGTCTGCCATTGGTATTTTCCTTGGAATTAACGACGGCTTCTCCGATGTGGAGTTGCGTCGACATGACTGAGCATTCGTCATTCAAGAATTGGGTGAGATAATCAACTTGACGCTCGTAATGGTCTAATTCTTCCTTCACGAGGTCGCGTTTCTTCTTCTCACCAAACAGTTGAATATGTACGAATGAGAGAACGGCATCTTCTGTTACTATCATTGGCCTGTTGTCAGGCTTTTTGAACACGAAGATGGGTTCGTACGAGAGTTTGACTCCCGGTAACAACTCAGCGTTGGGACCGCTGACTGGCATCAATCTCTCAATCACCCAAAAGGTGCCATTGAGATAATTGTAACGTGGTACTAAAACCACCTCGCCACTATCAAGGCGGCGATACTCAAGTTCATTTGTTCGTGCGAGTCGAAAGGTTTGCTTCCCGTCTAACTCACCAAACAATAACTTGAGCTTCTTGTTGATGTACACATCGTTCATCAGTCCATCCAGTAAGGCTTGGGTCGTTTACCAGCCCTATAATCCGCCTCGGCTTGCGCGTGATATTCTGCATTTTCAGCATTAGCTTTATCTAGAAATCTTAAATATGTATCGTTCTCTTGCGTTTTAAATGCTGTAGCCTCACCGGGTCGTTCTCTATAAGGAGTGAAGATGCCACCCATGTGGCGTTGTGCATTAGGTAAGGTATTTGGATATTGTTGATTCTGCGTAGCGTGTGCGGTTTCATGCGCTAACGTACCCGCAATCATAGATGGTTCCAATTTACTATCATCAACAAAGGTAGTACCACCTACTTGCATTCCACGAGTGACACCGGGTAGACGCTGCGAGCGTACATTGCTTACGAAGTTATTTGCAAAAGGATATCGTTGAGTGAACTCATTCCACGCAGGCTGTAGTTCTTTATCGACTGTTGGATTGCTTGTGCGCGGTGGTGTATACGTTCCCGTTGGTGGTACTTGATTCGTACCAAGATAAATGCTAGCCATATTCCGAGGATAAGGTTCGTTCGGTCCCGGCATTGGCGCGGTTACATTTACTTCTTCCTGCGATGTTAACGCTCTTGGCTGCTCGGGCAAACCAAACAAGCTACGCATATTCCACGGCGTAGCGTATGAGTTCTCGCCAACCTGATATAAATAATCGTAATCGTTATCGCTAGGCATGGCGGTAATCTTTATGAAAATGAGGGAGGAGTTGTTAGCCCCTCCCCCATAACTAACTAAGCGTAGCCAGCAGGAATCGCGAGGTTATCGATGTACGCGTTCTCCTGTGGGTTGCTTGTGAACAGGTTCCACGAAGCTACAAGATACAGCAAAGTGGAAGCTGCCACACCGCCATCTAAACCACGAACCTCGAAAATCTTTCGACCGTCGGAGGTGTAGAAACCAGGCTTCTTGAGTTCTGCACGTCCCCAAGAATCCATGTTCAGGAAATCAATTCGGCGCTTATCCCACTTGAACGACTGCTGGATAGGCACACCAGCCATCGTCATGTTTCCACCGAAGTACAAATCCATTCCCTGAGAACCGCCTGAATCCTTATCAATCGTGGTAACGAGCATACCGAGCGATTCATAAGCCGCAGCCTGAGCCGGATGCATCCAAGCCTTGATGTTCGGCTTCTTCATCGAACCGCTCCTGTCCCCCAATAAATTGAGAGCCAGTCGCGGGAAGGGTAAAGATAAGCCAGAACCACCGGCATCAACTCTTGAGGCGCGAATAGCAGGCGTTGTCGAGCGCGTGAAACCAAGCCACGTACCTGCGGTTGAGTTTGAAACGTGGTATGGCACGCCCAGAAGCGAAATAGGAGTCGCACCCGAAACGCCCTCAATCACAATCTTATCGCCAACAGCCACACCACCCGGAATCGTAGCGACTCGAATGGTCTTCGTTGGGACATCACGGAAAACAATCTCCGGCTCATCACCCGGAACCGTCTTCTGTGCTAATGCTGACGAATACAGGTTAATCTTCTGACCTTCCATCAAAAGCTTAACACCGAAGTCAACATCGAGAACAATCGTATCGAAGCCGCCTGCGTTTGACGTAGCAGTAACGGTTCCGAGAACGCCGTTTCCACCCGTCATGCACATAGAATCCATGTGCGCACGGAAGTGAGGCATTGCAGATGCCATGTTCTTGTTGAACACGCTGATGATAGCCTTTGCATCACCCTGCGTTGCCCATTCCGCCTTCTTCGTCCATTCCAGTGCATAACGGAAATCGACGATTGGAATGACGGCATTCTCGTAGTGTGGCCCAGAGCCACGTCCAAGATTGCCACCGTCAGGATTGTACTGTCCAAAGTATCCACCCGGTGCAAACTGGAGTGGAATCTTCATATCCCGAGTGTTAACGGGAACTGCATCGGTGCTCTTTTCGACCTGAGAATAGAAGGTGTCCTCAATCTCGTAGAGGACCTCAATCTTCTTCTCAATCTTTTCGAGCTGAATTGCAAGTGTATCAGCTACGTTCTGCGGATTCAGGGGTGTCGCCACGCGTTTTCTCCCGGTCTAATAAATCATTAACCGTTGAGAAAGTCAATCTCCTTCATCTTTCCGGTCTTAACCGCAGTGACTGCGTCCTTGTTCACATTGTTTGCGCGTGCTGAAACCTTTGAATCAGTTCCAGTCGCACGCTTGTGTACCGAAGGACGAGCCTTGAGATTAGTTCCTTTAAGAGCTTGGGAGCGAACTTTCTTAATAATGGTTGGGAGTGCTAACTTTGCGCGTGACAGATACGCGGATGCTACCCTGTCCTTCCACTCCGTCGAATATCTATTTGAAGCTGCCTGCTTTAACAAACGTTCCATATTGGAACGATGAGCGGGGTCATCTCGAAGGACGCTTGCGAGTTCGTCCATAACATCACGCGTAATCGAGCGACCTAAGAACGGACTGACTTCATCCGGTAAGTTCTTCTGAACGATGTTCGTAATTGTCTTGCTTGAGTTCGTTAAGATGGAATCAACAAAATTCTGATGCTGCCCCCTCAGAATTTCCTGATTCTCTGCTCTGAGTCGTTCCTTCTCAGGGTCCTGTTCATTCGTTGGCTGCTGAATCCGCGGAGTAGGCGCATCAATCTTATCATCACCGAACATCCATTCGTGAACATTCAGTGCAGAGTTCATGAGATTGTTGTTCCCATTCCGCTTGCCATCATTAAACGCACTCTTAATCATGTGCTTGATGACAGGCTCAGTTACCGCTTGGAATGCCGGGCGATTCTTTGATAACAAAGCGGGCAAGAAGTTTTGTATGAAACTCCGCTGCTTGTTAACATCGTACTCGCCCAGCAATTCAATAAAATCTCCGGGGTCTGCTTGTGAAATACGCTGTTCCCCAGCTTTGAGTTTATTCAGCTGCTCGTACGATTCCCTAGCGTCTTCGACAGTGGGAAAGAGTTTGCTATAGTCTCGCTCACGAAAGAAGGTTGACCTGAGTCCTGGGAAGTCTTTGAAGAGTTTAGGATACTTGGCGACGAGCTGTCTGTACGTAGGTTTACCGTAGCCAGTGCCAATCTTCTCATCCGATTCTTCGTCTTCCTCGTCGTCCTCTGATTCCTTCTCCTCGTCATCCTCATCTTCCTCGTCAGGCTTAGATTCTTCCTCGTCATCTAAGATGATATCGTCATCATCTTCTGAATCTTCAGTTTCCTTAGAATCAACTTCCTCAACAACTTCAGCCTTTGCAGGCTCGTCGTCGTCGCCACGAAGAATTGCTAAGTCATTCGAACGTGTATCTTCAATCGGTGGCTGTGCCATTTGTTACGGCTCCATCGGAGCTGGGCTATTCACATTAGGTGGCGGTGTTGGTGAACCTGAACTTGGTTGACCAGACTGTGCATTACCTAATGCTGGAGTACGCGCTCCGGAGTTCATAGCTTGCACATGTTCATTATGATGTGCAAGAATTAACGAATAGACCTTAGGACTATTGAGTTTAAGGTCTTGTCCTTCTCTTCCCTGTAGGAAGGCCTTGCAAATCTGAGCTTCGACCGCATGGTCGTCAACAATTGGGTCAACCTTTACGGGGCTAACAACTTCACCCGTTGCACTAATCGGACCCATATCATCACTATCTTGTCCCAACGAAATAATCTGAAGAATTTCCCTAAACTGTTTGGTTCGGCTCTCGTCGCCTGGAATTTTCAAATCTGGCAGACCACTCAACCTCACAAGCATATGCGTATTTTCAGGACTAAAGAGAACAGCATTGATTTCATCGGAGCCCATCTTCAACAGCTCCATAATAATATCACGCTGCTGTCCCCATGACATTGGAAGCTGATTGCCTGCACTTGGCTCAACGTGTCCAATGCGCCCACTCTGCGCGTCCGCTTGAATGGTTAAGTTTAAGAACTCACCCGGCCCAATCTGTGCGGTGTATCGCTCATCTTCTAACAGGCTATCAACATAGATGGGCACGCATTTCTGCATGACCTTTGCCCACCATCGTGTTGCAGCTTTGTGAATGAGTGATAATCTTTGTAACGCCTGTTGCCTTGAGGCCGAGTATTCAGCGTATGTTTTCGAACCACCCTGAATCGTTCCACCGTAAATTGAAGGGAATGCACCGACTAAGAGCTGCGCATACTGCTGAACCTTACTATCGAACTTATCAATTTCCTGTGATAACGTGGCGGTTCGAGTAGTAAAGAACCCCTCACCCATCGCACGGCCAGCTAATGCTTTGGCCTGCGTCACCATTCCTGGCTTTCGCCTGGTTTTTGAATACTGGTCGAAATCTAATACTTGAGGGTCAGCAAACGTCTCAGGTATCGCCTGCCCCATCGTATCGACTGTTAAGTTCACAATATCATTCTGCACTTCCTGTGGGTCAAACAATGGCTGACCAATAGGATTCATGTGCAGATGCGAACTAACCGGGGATTCCCAAATTGTCCAGACGTCATCTAACTTTTCATTCCGGACTTCGATGACTTCTTCACCGATGATTTCGGCGTATAGTCCATCGGGGAATTTCTTTTCAAGCTCCTTGCCGAGTTCGACCGAATCGTAATAATAAGCACATGGTCGAAGCCATACGCACTGAGTAGTGACGCGATTGGCGTCGTCATTCTCATAGCCTTGTGGGTCACGGGAATAACGTTCGTAGCTTGAGATATCGGAATGGCCTGCAATGTTTCGGCCAGTTCTTGCCCTTGCTTCCGTGACATGCTCATCGAACTCTAAAATCAAATAAGGCGTATCACCCTGCGTACGCGCGTATGGTGAAACCTTCACATGGTCCACACCATAAATCTTGATTTTGATTCTCGACTTTGCAACATCTTCCATCCCAACGAAGGCGGAGACTTTCTCTTCAGTCTCTACTTTCTTAACGTCTTCTGAACTACACTCGGGACAAACGATGACTGCATCATCAAGTTTAGCATCGCATCGACCACATACCCACTTGATGTGTGTCTCAGTTTTATCTTTGTACTGAGGCGTTGCAACGGTACCGTATTCCTTATCAGCATCTAGATAATGATACGCAGCAACGAGCGGTGAAACCCATGCAAGATAAACTGCGTAGGAGTAGAGCAACTCGACATCGTTATGCCGCTGAATAAGGAGAGACGCTGCAGAGTAATTCTTTGCAGTGTCGATGTCGTTCGCATTCTTTGTATCATCGGGCAGAAAGTTTACCGCTGGGACATCGATGGTGAGGGCTGCAATAACCGCTTCACCATGCGCTCGATAAACATTAAAAACGCGATTCGGCTCGTCTTCGTCGGGTTGGTAATCTGGGGATTCGTGGAACGCACGATAGTCGCGAGCCTGGTAGTCATAATAAAGCCTCTGATGACCACGAAAGAAATACTCACCCTTCTTCTTTAACAAAAGATGGTCGTCTCGGATGAGTTCATGCTCACGCTCGAATCCTCGGGCGATGTTCAGGATACTCGTTCCGAGTTCCTTTTCAACTTCATCCTTCACATCGTCCCGAGAATCTGAGGCCATGATTTACTTATCCTTCTTTTCGTCCTTAACAACGACAACCGGAGCAACTGGCTTAGCTACCTTCTTCGTAACTTCACCTTCAGGAACTTCAGACTGAATTGGAGGAACGACGTTTCCAGATTCATCAACCTTTGGCTGTCCGGTTGAAGTACGCGTTACCTGCAATTCGTTTGCAGCAGATTCAGCTGCGAGCCTATCGAGTTCCGCTGCAATCTCTTCCTCGCTTGCCTGCTGCTCTGCTGATAACTTGGCAACGTCATGAAGCGTTGCACCGAAGTTATATCCAGGAAACTTGGTATCCTGCAGCTTCTCACCAAATTCCTTCATAACCTCTGGAGCAATCTGTTCAAAGAACTTGACCTGCATGTCCTTGAAGATTGACGGTTCAGCCTTTGCAACTCGTAAAGCCACGCCAGCGCGAACTGCAACCTCTTGCCTACGATTTTCCATTCCGCAGATGTCATTCACATCGTACATGTCAAGCTCCTTTGGTAAACACGCCGGGCTTACGTAATGATTTCTTGGACGTTCGCCCAAGGATTGATTCGACAGGCATCTTCAGCTTTCCCATTTCTCTCGATGCTGCCGCTGTCATTTTACCCTTGGCATCCTTCGTACCCTTTTTCAGGCGCTTTGAAGGCTTGCCATTAGGACGATTGTCCACTTGCTGTTTCATTACGTGCGTCCTTTGCACGAGCATCATCGAGTTTCATTAACTCGGCCGCTCTTGCTTCCTGACGTTCGATGTGTTCCTGCCATCGAAGTTTACTTAAGTCAGAAAGCCGTTTACGCTCCGCTTGCTCTTTAGTTACTTGTGCATCCAACGTATGCGGGCCACGTTGGATTTCTTCAATCTGTGGCGTATCAGGGAACATTATACGTTGGGATAGTTCATCGCACCGCTCACGTTCCCTAGCAAGTTGTGACTCAAGAAAGCTCACCTGACGAGTTAAGTATTCCTCTAGCTCAGTGAACTTAGGTGGAACAAAAATCACCTTGAGGAATCTTAACAGCGCCCACCAAATTTGAATCATCGTTTTCTCGGCCGAACGCTAAAAGGAACGACTTTGCTCTCGGCATCGCGTGCGTGGATATAAAACTGAGTCATATCACCACGCTTCTGTCCTTCGCCGTAGAACTTTTCCATCCGTGCCATGTGGTCAAAACGTCTCGCTGCTCTGTTGCTCGAATCCCTGTACCGTGAGCACGCCTGCAAAAGGTATCTCACGCCATCGTATGGGTCGTCGCCCTCGAATTCTTTAACGTCCTCAGGATTCGCAGGGTCGTACACGCAATTCGGAATAGCATCGATGACCGCTTGGCAATTCTCAAATATCTGAAG